GTGTTCGCCTTGTGGCGTATAGAAAAAAACGCCCCCAGTCCCCCTTAAAACGCCCTATTTGTAGGCTTATTTAGATATAGCTATTTACGGTACTTTTCTACTATATGTCTTAACCGATGACAGTTTTGGCACAATATACGTAAGTTTGATAATCTATTACTTCCGCCCTCGCTTACCTGTACTATATGGTCTATCTCTAATTTATTGTTAGGGGTACCCCCCGTATTACATCTAAAGCAACGCCCGTATTCTTTTATTAAGTACTTACGGTTACGTCTATATTCCGGGTCGTTATAATGCGGTTTACGTTTAATATTCTGCCGTTTAGTAGGTTTATGTAATGCACAATAACTAGGGCTATCTTTACTAGGTATAAATAAAGCTCTACATTTTAAGCAAGGCCTACTAGGTTTATTCATTATCTATTTTCTTTTTATCTAGCCACTTCTTTAAGTTATCTCTAGTACACCCTTTACACCACGAAGTTTTACCGCCTATACCCGCCGGCCTATTACTAAAGCTATTAGCGTCTTGCCTTAACCAACATTTAGTACATCTTTTACTTTCTAAGCTACCGTAACTATCAAAGATCGGCATAGATTGGCTAGCCTTATCTCTATCCAGTAATTTATCTACGCGCTTTTTATCTTTAATTGATATGTAGCAACTAATACAAATATGGTTATAACCACCCCAATTACTATTATCTTTGCTATAGCCCTTAACGTATCTATTACACCGTAAGCAACGTTTCTTAACTAACTTACCGTCTTTATTAAAGGTAGGGTCTATTACGTCCATAGTTTTAAACGTATCTACCATATATTTATTTAGATCAACTTTTTTACGTATTCTGCGGCGTACCCGTTCGGGTAAACTAAATAAGCCGTACTCTAGGTCGTTATTTAAAGCATAGGTAAGGCAATCTATATTAACCGGACACTCCCGGCACATCTTATTAGCGTTCCAAATATTTAGATCACTATATTTACGCCTACTAGGGTTAATAAATAAATTAGTATCTACATTATTACAACTAGCCCTGTTAAGCCATACCATAAGCTAAGGTTAGTCGTTATTTATGTAATTAGAAGTTATTATCTAAATCTTTTAAAGCCTTTAAATCTTTTTTACCGGTTTTACTTAATGTAAAATCTAAATCGTCTAATAGTATGTTATTTAATAAACTTATTTCTTCGTAAACGGCTTTAAATAATATTATTAAACTTTGGCTATCTACTATAGCGCTTTCATAGTTAAGGTTAAATTTATTAAACTTACTTACCTCTACGCTATATTGGTCATCGCTAAAATATCTTATTACAAACTTAGTAAAAGCGTCATTAGGTAATAATACGCTAAAGTTTACCCCGCCTTTATGTCCGTAAGGGGTATTTAGGCTCTCTACCGGCGTAAGTTCTTGTATATAAGCGTCTAGCCCGCCTATATCTTTTATTAGTTTATTTATTTTATTAAAACCTATACCGTTCATATTTTTAGTATAGACTATTTAATTTAAGTTAGATCAACTTTGAATTTACTAAATTTATACATAAGCTAAAGGGCTTTTCTAAATAACCTACTACTTTAGGTATCTCATTGTTATTTTCATAATGGGTAGTTTTACGTAAGTTTTTAGTTTTCCATAAATAGTTGTAGCCTATGCTATCTAAGTAATTTATATCCCACGCGTATAAGTAAGGGTACGCTACCGCTACGTAAAAAAAGTTTCTTTTACTAGTTAAACTATGTTCAATATTACGCTCGTACTTAAAGCGTTCTATAATATGCTTATCATAATCTTGCGTACGTACTTTAATCTCTAAAATGTTACTAAAGTTTTCCGCGTCGTAATGTTCGTACGGATCTATACTTTTTATAAAGTTACCGCCCCTAAAATTAATTTTATTTAGTATATCTATAACGTGGGGCTCGTTTAAATCTCTCATTTTTCTAATTTTACTAAATTTAAAAAAGTTTTAGTATCTTTCCAACAATTTTCCGAACTACTAAACGGTTTCCAATACGGTTGATAACTATGTAAATCTTGTACTAAGATAGCTGCCGCTTTTATGTTTACTTCGGGTATAAATTGTGCGTACGTATCGTAAATAGGGTAATCCCAATACGGTAAATCACTATTTTGTACTACCCAACCGTAAGTACGCGGTATAAATTGAAAAAGCCCGCTATCTTGATCTTGCCACCTATACGAGTTAGGTAAACCCCTACTTTCGCACCACATTATTTTAAAAGCGGTTTCTAAATTATCCTCGTAAAAATGTTCTACTAATAACGGGCTATAGGTTAAGCAATTACCCGGTAAATCGTCATAACATTTTTTTAAATCATCTAGTTGTTCTATAGTTGGTGGTATACCTACGCTAAAATTATTAATTATTAAAGCGTATAGTAAAACGCAGGCCTTAATCATATTTATAAGTTTTTACTTCGCCGTATTTAATGTGATCTAAAACTTCGCGCCCGTCGGTTTGCGTAAAATCTACGCGCCTTACCTTACCTGCGTTAATTAAAAACTCGGCGCACTCTTTAGCGTAATCTACACTTATTTTATCGCTTTCAAGCCACATAACTATTTCGGCGGCAACTACTACTTTTTTAAAATCCGGGTCTTTATAATCTTTTTTACGCTTATTAAGTTCTGTTAAATACGTACTTTTTTTAGCGTCTTTAATTTCGCTCATTTATCTTCGCTTATTAATGTAAATTTACGACATTCGTTAAAATGTTTAGTTTTATTTTCTATAATATCTTTAGCGCTATTAAAATCTTTAGCTTTTACTCTTTTATATACCGCTACTTCAAAAAAATAGTCTTTCATTATTCTTCCTCCTTATAATCTTCAAAAGCTACTACCCAAGTTAATAATTGGTGTACTTCGCCTACTAACATATTTTTAATAGTTTTACCGTTAGCGGTAACATCGTATAAATCATTAAAATTTAAAAATATACTATGCTTAAAAATAGTACCTTTACTTTTTAGCTTAAACTCTAAACCGCCCCAACCCTCTTTACTTTCCGGGATTGTCTTTTTTTCGGTAATTAGTTTATCTATACCGGGTATATTATCTAATAACTCCGTTACCCCTATAGCCCCTTTATTTATTTCTCTACTCATTAGCCCACCTTTCTAATTTACTTTGATCTACTACATTTTTAAAATCTTTAGGCTTACGCGTTTTAGCGCCCTGTATAAGTTCTAAATGATTAGGTAAGCTACGGTGGTTTAATGCGCTTTCGCCGTAACTTAATACTATATTTTTAGCTAATATAGGTATTTCCTCTAAAGTAACGCCGGCCGTAAATAATTGTTTCGCGGTATTTTCTATTTGCCCCCACATATTTGGGCTTATCTTATCTAAATTACATACTTCTATTATTTTATCTTTATAAGAGTTTTGTATTTTTTTACTATATAGTTTATTGGGTATAGTTACATTGGGTATAGTTAGAGTTAAGTTTTCTTTACTACCCGTAGTTAAGTTTTCTTTACTAGGGGTAGTATTATTTTCTTTACTAGGGGTGGTTAAGTTTTCTTTACTACCCCCGTTAACTATAAGCGTATAATGGTTTCTATCCCAATCGCCTTTATCGTTTTTACGTTTTTCTATTTTTAATACGCCTTTATCAGCTAAACCCTTAATAGCGGTTATAGTAGCGGTTTTAGATCTGCCTAAATCTCTAGCTATAGTATTTAAACTAGGCCAACACTCTTTAGTCTTATTATCAGCATATTTACCTAAAACTACGTACGTAGCTAACTCGGTAGGTTTAAGTAATTCTGCTACCCAATGAGGTACTATAGTAAAGGGCGGTATATCATATTTTATTTCTACATTATCGGTCATTTTTTACTCCTGTTGTGTTTTATAGCGTCTTTGATATTAGTAAAATTATTTTCTTTTAAATACTCTTTTAACCCGTTTATATTTTTAGGTTGATCTAATTGCGGCCGGGTAATTAATTCGTCGTTATGTAAATCTTTTGTTATCTTATAAAGTTTAGGTAATTCTAAATAAGTAGATCCGTTTTCATATAAAAGCCGTAGGGCTTTAGCTAAAGAGTTATAACTAAAGCCCTTATAGTCGTCGTATAAACTACTTACGGTATCTTTATCTAAGCTAACATTACTCCAACGTATGCTAGCCCACTTTAAGTTAGATAAAAATTCCTGTTTATTCATTAAAACGGCGCTATATCCTCGTCATCGTTAACTTGGCCGGCGTTATCAACGCTATCTACTTTAGCGTCATCTACCCCGTTGGTCTTTGTTTGTAATTCTGCATTAGCGAACTCGTCCTCGTCCCAACTAGCCCACGCCATTAGCTTATTATATTTTTTACTAAAGCTACCGCCGGTACAATCCTCGTTCTTACAACGCCATTTAGGTTGTATAGCGCTTGCGGTTTCGCGGTTATCCCAAACAAAACTATCACAAGCCGGGCATTTAGGCTCAAAACCGTTGCTACTAGTAGTATCTACTTTAGTTACGGTTAGATCAACCCCCTCTAATAACCAATCATTAAAAAAGCTAGCATTAACTATAACTTCCTCTTTAGTACCACCTAAGTTGGCTGCCGCCTTTAAGCTAACTTGCTTTAAAATGAGTAACTCTTTTTTATCCATTTTTACTTCCTTTTTTTCCATTTTATACTTTTTACTTCTACCCTCTTATAATGACTATTTAGCTTTACTAAAAAGTAATACATAAGTTTGTTGATTATACTTTTAAGATAAGATAAAAAATTATAAGCGCTTACTAAAAATATTTTTTTAATCATTAAATAAGTCGCTTTCATCTTTTACCCAATCCGGTAAGTCCATTTCTTCCTCGTCGTCATCTGTAAAAACGACTAAAGCTATAGTTACCCCCAACATCATTAGTAAACCCCACTTAGCTAAAATAGACATACTACTTAACGGATCCATTTTTCACCTCCTTTAATTTATTTATTCCTGTTAATGTACCGCCCCAAAATAAATACTCGTTATAAGTCCAACAATTTTTAACTAGATCAAAATTTTTAACATCATCAAAAGCTTTTACTAGTTTTTTTAAATCTTTTACTTTCATATTGAGTAACTTACCTCTCTATTTTCTTTTATCCATTTATCTAAGTTATATTGGCCGTTATACATAGCAAACGTATAAAAGTTAAGCCTATGATTTTTTTCGTTATATTCGTGGCCTTTATAAGCGGTAATAGTAACTGTTTTATCGCCTATACTTTTAACTTCGCCTAAGTACTTAAAGTTATACATATCGTATACGGCTAGCATACCTACCTTAATAAGCCCGCTAAAAAAGTAATAAGGCTCATAATTAGCGTTATACATTTTAGTAAATACACCTATAGCGTTATTAGTAGGCCTATGAATAAAGTAATCAGTATATTTTAGATCCCCGTACTCTTTTTTATAATCTAAAGTTATTTGATTAGCATACATAGAATTTTCTACCGTAACTACTACGCCCGCGTCGGTTAGTTTTCTATAACTATTAATAACCGTAGGCGTACGCTCTAAATCAACTTTATACATCGTGTAACCTCCCGCAATAATCAAATATTTTTTTACAATGTACGCAATCGTCGTTATAGACGTCTTTACGTATTAAGTAAGGGTCGTGTGCGGCGCGTGATCCTCGCTCGCTTGTAGGTTGCGTTCTAAAACTAAGGCTAGGTGTTTTATCATCTACTAGCTCTAATTGGTTTAGATCAACTACCGCCCCGTTATAAAGTTGTACTAAACCGAAACTAGCTAGTACGTGGGTTAGAGTTACCTTACCGTTATCATTTAAAACCCCGCTATATACATTATCTTTAATTAATAATGTATCTTTAGGGTCGTTTAGTTTATATAATTTTAACAATTTACCTCCTAAGTAATTACCAATAATTATAACTACTTAAAATAAAATTGCTAGCTTATTCGGTACGACAAGTAAATTTTTTTATTATTTAACGGGTAGGCTAAGTACTGCTAGGCCTATATTCCAAACGGCGCAAAACGTAAATTTGGCCTATGTTTGTAAAAGAAAAAAGCCGGGTTTTTAGATATTTATTTATTTTTAAATATTACCCGGCTTTTTCGGTTGTGCAGTTACTTAGGGGGTAATTACACAATTTGATCTATTTATTTTAACTTATAAAATTAGTTATCCCAAGTCGCTTTAGGTTTATATTGCTCTAAAGCGTGTTGTATTACTGTAATAAAGCTAGATAGAAAAGCTACTCCTAAAAGCTCTAACATATCCGCACTAATTATTCCGGTGCTATTAGCTAAGTACAAAGATATAGCGCTTTGTAAACCGGTACGAAAAGCTTTAGATAACATAAAGCCCCAATAGGCTTTCCAATTTTTAGATGATTTCATATTTGCCAATTAAACTATTCCTTTCCGCATTTATTTTAGCAGACCTAAACTCCATTAATTTAGCGTAGGTATTAGAGCCTACTATACCGTCCTCTATTAGCCCGGCTTTTTTTTGAAAAACTAAAACTGCGGCTTGCGTTAAACTACCAAAGTCGCCGTCCGGTACTAAATGTTGATCTAAAACTTCAGTTAGTAATTTTTGTATATACTTAACGCCCTCGCCTTTATCCCCTTTACGTAGTGGTTTACTAGCTAGGCCTAACTTAACGTATTCGGTTTGGTTAAAGTTGTTACGTACTATACCTTTATTTAATTCTTCCGGCGTTACAAATATTTCAAAGTGCATAGGGTCTTTATAACTTTTATAGTTACCGCCCCACCTAAATACCGGTAAACCGTCTTGCGTTTTAATCTCTAAAATTTTAGCAATAGTACTATCTTTAAAATTAGTTTTAGTAGATCCGTCGCGCGTAACCGGGTTTAAATCCCAATTTATATCTACGGCTAAACCGTAGGCGTGGCAACTATATCTATCACTATTAGCTATTTTACGAAAGTTATAACCGCCCGTAGTTTTACGGTGCGTAATATAATTATCTTCCGTTAAACACATATTTAATAATGTAAAAGCGGGTAGTACGGCTTTATTAATTTGCGCCCGCCCTTTACCGTTAAATCTTATTACTGTTAATTCATCGGTATTACCTAAAGCATTTGCCCAATGTTCTAAATACCAATTACTACTTCCTCGTCTTGTACTCATAATATCTCTATATCACTCCATTTCCTTAAATCTTTAGTGCTATGTAAAACTAGCGTTGTTACTCCGGGTAAACTTTTATCCCCGCCCCCTTCTTCAAACCATTGGCTACCGTTATCTATGGTAGTTGCACCCAACATAAGCCTTTCATTTTCTTTACTCCAATGGTGGTGGTAATGTCCTACTAATAAAACATTAGTAGCATAAAAACCACCTTTACTTTGCTTACTAGCCATTTTATTAAACCAATTTTCTACCCGCAAGGCCGGTGTCGTTCCTCGTTTAGCTTGGTGGCCGTGCGCTAAAGTAAGTACGGTACCCGGTAAAACCTCAATACTATAAGCTAAACTATTATCCGGTATTGTAAATTTAACGTGCTTTTTACTAGGATCAGCTTTTAATATCTGCGCTACCTCGTCAAATAATTCGCCGTCCTTATTATCCCCAAACGTAGTGTAGGCTTTAGTACCAATTCTTTTTTCACCGTGATTTCCTAAGGCGCATAACCCGAGTACCTCGTTAAAATCTTTACTAAATCTATTAAAGGCGTCTAATAACATTTGCCGGGCTAACGTTTTTTGCTGCCGTTCATCTAAAACGGTTGTAAAAGTTTGCATAGGGTAGTGGCCACTACACGATTCGACAAGATCACCTAAACCCGCTATTACTAACTTATCTAAGTCTTTATATTTACGTTTTAAGTGTTTTATTTGTAAAGCAATATTATCTAAAGCTTTATAATATCTATCTAACATATCTTCGGTACCCTCTTTTCCGACTTGCCAATCGGACATACATATTACGAAAGCTTTTTTATTTTTAGTTTTAGGTTGATCTACCGGCTTTTTACGTTTAGCGTTACTAATTAGTGTTTTTAATTCTTTATCTTGGTACTTATTATTTTTACGCGCGTATATGTTAGCTTTAAAATAATAAAAGTTTTGTATTCCATTTTCGCCCCAACCTTGCCACGTTCTAAAGTTAACCGGCTCGTCCTCGCGTACGTAAAAGTCTTTACTAGCGCCGTCGCCAAGCCAATAATCTATCCAATCGTTCCAATTAGGGTTGCCTTTAGGTATAGCTTTAGTAGTAATACTACCTTTAGATCCGTTCATTTCTACGCCCGGTACCCAATCGCTACTAGGCTTAGGCACTTTATTTTTTACTTCGGGTACATCTTTACGGGTAGCTACAAATTCGTCTAAATTCATAACTCGCACCCGTTTTCTTTTGCTATACGGCTTATTATTTTGCGTAAACTTTCACTATGTACCATTTTATAATTTAAAACTTCTATGCAATATTCCGCTATAGTTTTATAACTATACACGCTTAGTTGAGTTTCTTTTTTTCTTATTTGAGTTTGCTTTAATAAATTAATAATTACTTCAGTTTCTTTTGGGTATTTATTTTCGAATTTATTTTTACTTTTATAATTTATTTTACCTAAAGCGTAACTATCAAAGTCTATTTGTGTCATATTTAGCCCCTTTATTAACTTAGGGTAATTATATTCGCTTTATACGACATTAAAAGCTTATAAATAAAAAAAACCCGGTAATTAAACCGGGCTTTTAATTGCATATTGAGAGTATAAACCCCAACTAAAGTCTAATTCCTTATCCTTACGTTGCTTATACTTAACTTTATTATATCTTATTGTGTTTTATAAGCCACCACGCTAGGTAATTAATTCCTATTATTGCGCTAAAAACTATAAAAGCGTCCATAACTTAATTTTATCCGCTTATTTTAAATAATAATTCACTAAATAAACTTTCTTGCATATCTAAATCTTTTTCTAGTATTCTAAGCTGTTCCATCATTGAACTGTGAGCTATTTGCAATTCCTCTATAGTATTAAATAACCAACCTATAACGCCTATAAGCGTAGTAATTAAAATAGGGGTAATATTTTTTAGATCAACTTTCATTACATTAAAACGTTAACTAAAGTAGCTATAGATATACCGGCTATTATCCAACCGTATATTTCTGCTCTAGTAGGTCTAGTATTAATATCTTTTTGGAGTTCATCTAACTTATTAAAAATTTTCTCAATATCTAGCATAATCTTTGCCGTCATTTCTTTCTGCGTATAATTATTGTTGTCGCTCATAATCTAAGTAAGATTTTAACAGTATGCGATACTCTTTTTTAGCCAATGATATTGTGCGACCGTCGTATAAATCGTGGTGTAATTTACATAACATAGCAACGTTATTTATATCGTATTTACGGCTTGGGCTACCGCCCATACCTATATCTTTTAAATGCGCCATTTCTAATTTTTGGTCGTAGTTTATACACTCCGGCCACTCGCATTTATTACCGGCGCGCTCTAACGCTATTAGGCGCATTTTTTGAAGTTCGGTCAATTACGGTTTAGGGTTATTAGCCTTTACTTCGGCTATATGATCTGCCCAATTAGTAGTACCATTTACTCCGTCCCAATAAATTAAATCTAATTGTTCCGGGATAGCTAAATATTGTTCTTGTCTAGCTCTTATGTAGCCGTTATTATATTCATCTAATATAAAATTTTTACGATCTATAATAGCTTGGTCATAATCTGCTTGGGTAAACTCTAAACGTTCTTTATTTATTTGCTTATATAACGGTTTAGCGTCTTCTATTTCTTGTGTAGCTTGCTCTAAAGCTTGTTCTTCTGTCATAAAATAAAGTTTAAGTAAGTTGATCTAAATTAAACGTAATATGACATATATTTCTTATACTTACTTATTTAAACCATATAAAGTGAATATTCCACCTGCAATAGTACTGCTTGACATAAAAAACTGTAACCCTTTTCCTAATTGATTAATTGTATGCACAAATCCACCCTGTCCTGCAATTAATCTTGAAGCATTATCAAGGTTAGACATTTCAGTAGTACAAAAATTGTATTCACTAGCATTGTTAAAGTTAAATAAATAAAAGATACCATTTGCACTTTCCCCTGTTGCAGTACCTAAAATTTCTATACCAAATTCTGTCTGATTAGTAGAGCCTGTATCAGTAAAATTAGTATCACTTCTTAGAATTGTTAAAGCTCTATCATAATTTGCAGTACTATCAGCAGTATTATCACTTTTTAAAACTCTTGCATATAGAATTGTACTATCAGTTGTTACTGTTACATTACTAAATTTAACCATATACACATCATAAGAACTATCCCAATTAGCACCACCTAAATCAACACTACTTACTGCTGATGTAACTATTTCTTCATATATTTTTATTAAACTACCTGCCATTATTTAACTCCATATACTGCAATGTCCATTGTTGTTATATCACTTATTAATATTTGCAAACCTGAATTTGATTGTTCAACTTTATGAACACCTATTGATTTTGACGCTACATTATAGCTACCACTACCAATTTGATAAAACGCTGAACTGCCTTGTCCTCCAAAAAATGTATAACTTCCACTATCAAATGGACTATAAACTGTTATTTCCCCACCATTGTTTCCTGGACCTGTATTCATATAAGCAAAAGCATTTGTTATAGCAGTTAAATTTGTGTATCTATTATCTCCTGAAGTTGAGTGAGCATACAACATCTGTCCTGCACTATCATAGTTTGAAGTTGCGTCAGGAGTTCCTGTTGTTGCATTTATAACTCTTAGGTTTGCCCAAGCATTAACAAAGCCTGTACCTAAATCTATTTTTGTATAGTAAATTTTATATACATCATATTCATCTGAAAATATATCAGTAATTTCTGGATTAGCACTACTTCTAACTTCTACAGATTTGATGAATTGAAGATTAGTAGCCATTATGAATACCTTATTCCATATAGAGATGTTGTCCCTGTCATAGTAGAAGCACCAAGTGTAGTAAATTGTATAGCATTATTAATTTCTAATGTTGTTCTCCACGCACCACCATAAGCAAAATAATGAGTTAATGAGTTATGTTCGTTAAATGCGTGATAAGTTGAAAAACTATAATTAGTATTATCTCCTAAGCTATAAAAGTATAGATAACCATTCTTCATATTATTAGCAGACGCAGAGCCAAAATCTCCAATATTTGAAGATGATGTTGTGTTATCAAGACCAAAAGTTCCACCAACACTTCCATATTGTGCAGCTCTTTGATAACCTGAACTTAAATATGAACTACCACCATCATTTGATAATTGAGCAACCAATGCACCACCACCTAAGTTTAAAGCAAAAGTTACAAAATGAACATCATAAGTGCTTTCTTGTAAATTAAGAAATTCAGCAGTTGAACTTCCACTAACATTTAAAGTTTCAATTAACTCTAATTGTCCAAAAGAAGTCCATTTATTATCTGCTATAAGGTTGTTAATATCATTAGGGTCAAACACACCTGTATTATTACCAAAACTTTGTGTTGGCTCTGCACCTTTATATCCATATTTCAAATCATCTGCCATTGTTATACCACCTTATATAAAGTAAATGTTCCACTTGCTATTGTGCTTGAACTCATTACAAAATGTATTTCTGAATTGCTTTGAGTTACTGTATGAACTCCACCACCTTGTTTTCCATATAAAGCAGTTATATAAAGCATTGTTGCTTCCTCTTGTGTAATAAAGCTATACTCTGAACTACTAGCCCAATTATAAAGATAATAAATTGCATTTGCATTACTACCTGCAAGACTATCTAAATTATTTAAAGCGTCCCATTCTGTTTGATTAGTATTTGATTGATTAAGAAAACTTCCTGCTGAATATAAAGTTTTTGTTGCATAATCATAATTTGCTGAACTATCAGCAGTTCCACTATTACCAACTCTTACATAACAAGTAGTATTATCTGTTGTAACTTTTAAATCATTTACAGTAACCATATACACATCATCAGTTGTAATTCCACTTAAATATAAAGATGAAGTTGGACTACTTATTGTTTCTGTATCTACTTGAATTAATTGTCCTGCCATTAGCTATCTACTCTCAATCCATAAGTTCTTATAAGTGCTTTAAAAGAATAACTAGAATTTTGAGAATACAAATTAATCCCAGTCATACTTGCAGTTTGTTTTAAAACACCAATTTGTTTATTACCTCTGTATCTATTATTTGCAGTATCATAACCACCACTACCTTGTCCAAGCATAAATGTATAACTACTTGATGAATAAGGATTAAATATATAAGTTACACTTCCACTACTTGTATAATTACCAATATAATCTCTAGCATATAAAAAAGATGTATTAGCTAATTTATCTTCATCATATACATTTTCTGATTTCATTACTAAATTAGCCCTGTCATAATTACTTGCAGTTATAACACTTCCACTTGCATTTATAAATCTTGTATATAAAGCTATAACATCTGTGCTAGGAACACCACTTGGCTCTGTATCACTAACAACAATTTTATATATATCAAAATCTGCTGAAAAAATATCAGTAATATTTACTGTATTTACAAAACTACTAACATTAGTTTCATTAATTAATCTTAGGTTACTCATATCTGTTTTACTCCATAGAGTTTTATAGTTCCTGTAAAATTTCCACTTGGAACACTAAATTTTATTGCATTTATTGTTTCAGCAGTTGGGTGTACACCACCACCAAAAAAAGATATAAATGCAGTTGGGTGGTTAGAAAAAGTATGATAAGTATTGA